AAAATGAGGAAGGACCACCTAAATTAATTTTATTAGATGCAATGAAAAATCGATACGAGTTTCCAGAATTACGTAGAGTTGCAAAAGAACAATATGATTACTGGCAACCAGAAACTGTGTTGATTGAGTCTAAGGCATCAGGACTACCACTAACATATGAATTAAGACAGATGGGTATACCTGTAGTAAACTATACCCCATCACGTGGAAACGATAAGCATACACGTGTGAATTCTGTTGCACCTTTATTTGAATCTGGTAGTATATATGCACCTTTGAATAAACAGTTCGCTCAAGAGGTTATTGAAGAGTGCGCTGCATTTCCGTATGGAGATCATGATGACTTGGTTGATAGCACAACTCAAGCAGTCATGAGATTTAGACAAGGTGGTTTGTTAAATCATCCTGAAGACTATGAGGATGAACAACTGCCACAAAAACAATTTAAATATTATTGGTAAAATTATGGGACCACTAGCACAATTTTTATTAGCACTAACAAACTTAATTAGATCTGGAGCGATTAGAAAAATACCTCAAGCAATGAAGTTTGCTGAACAACAGTTTGGAAAAGTTACACCGCTTTTAAAAAAACAAATAGAAAAAGTTTTTGAGTCAGCTAAAAAACCAGCGATTGGTAAACCTGGCAAAAAAGAAGGAACAGTTCTTCCTTTTATAAAAGAAACAGGAAAAGAACCTAAAGGATTAGAGACACTAGACGTTTCTGAGCTGGATGAATTTAATTTATCAAAAGATGATCCAATGGGTGATCTAGAAAAAATCGTAAAAGGTGAAGGTGATACAGGACTTCCTAAAAATCCAAGAAGACCTGGTGGGTCCTTGGATCAGGTGACAGGTATCACGCGAGGACTAGCTAGAAAAATATTAGATAGAAGAGGAATTGAGATTGGTAAAAATGATCCGATAGATGTTTTTATTGATACGTTTGGAGAGTCAATTACAGATGTAAAAAATCTTGCAGAAGAGATGGTGGAGGCAGATACAATGGGTCGTAATTTAAAATCACCAGATGAACTTCTAGAAATAGAGGGTCTGTTTGATATTGAGATACCTAAGAATCCATCCAAAGGGCTAACAGACGAAGAGTTGTTAGAACTCATGAAAAAAACTGAAGAAGAGGAAATACTAAAAGACTTTGACGTAACCGATAGAGAACCAAACGCAGCCGGTGGTTTAGCTGGCATATTAAAGGTATAATGAAGATCTCAGAATACAATCAAATGATGGCGTACATGTTGCGGCCAAGACAGAAGTTTGCAAAAGGAACAGATAATAATTCTTTAAAAGCTTTAGAGGAAATAAATTTGGCTGGCGCTGAAAGAACAAACGCAAAAGTAAATAGATTTAAAGAATTAGTAAAACAAGGTAAAACCCCTAACGAAGCTAAAATAATAGTTATTAGAGAATTTAACATAGAAAGAAATATAAAAGCTGGGACTCCAAAATGGATGACAAGAGGAAAAAAAGAATTGATAGAAGAAGGTTTTAAATTTACTGAAAGTAAAAGAGGACCTGAATCTACAGGCGATGCTAAAGAAAAAGCTACTAAAAAAAGAAAACAAGTTATAGGTGAGGGTGAAGCTTTTGAAGAAAGAATTAAAAAAGAAAAAACAAAAACAGGTTTTGGTAAAAAATTTGAAACTGCTCACACAGCAAATATTTTTCAAGCTAAAAAATTAGGAATAGATTATCCAGTAGATGCTTTAGCTATTCAAGCTACTAAAGTTAATCAAGAAGTGGCAGAAGTTTTAAATGAAGAACTATTACCTTTATATAAAAAACAAATAACATTACGTAATAAATTAAAAAAAAATAATACTTTTGCTTTAAGAAAAGAATTAGATGAACTTAATCGCTTAATTTCAGATACTGTTGCAACTGGTGGTAAGCAAGGGAAAATAGCTGCTAATGTTTTAAAACCAATAATTGTAGATCCTCAAACTTTAAAAGGTAAAATTTTAGATTTAGGTTTTAAAACTTCTGATGAAGTTATGACTATTCCAGGTGCAACCACAAAAGGAACTAAAGCTGGAACCATTGAAGATATAATGGCTAGAGCAAATATAAAAGAAAAAGTTTTATCAAAAGCATCTGAAATAGATAGACCAGAAAAAGCTAAAACAAGAGACATGTTTAAAAAAGCTTTTACTAAAGGTGCTAAAACTGTAGGTAAAGTTATTAAACCTGTAGGTTATGCATTTGGAGCTAATGCTGTTAAAACTGCTATTACTAAGGCAGATGAACAAGGTTTAGAATTATCAAATATAGATAAACTTATGGCTTTCGATTCTGGAGACGCAGAGGTGGCACTTAACAATGCGAGAAGAAGAATTGATCCAGATTTTGCTGCAGCTGAGAGAGCAAAAGATTTATCGAAGATGATGGATGATTTTGAAGACGTAGGATTAGATGATTTAGAGGAGTCATTAATATGATCGGCAAAAAGTCAGGACCACCACCAAAATCAGGACCAACACCACAGGGGTTGAATATTAATTATAATACTGTTAAGACAGTGAAACTGGAGAAAATAAATGGCAGAAATAGACAAGTCTTTACCAAACGTAAAGCAAACAATAAACGTTCCTAGTCCTGAAGAAGTACAAGTAGACATACAGGAAAAACAACAAGAACAAGAATCACCAATTGATATCCAACCAAATGAAGATGGTAGTGTTGATATAAACTTTGATCCATCTGTTGGTAGTCAAGAACAAGGCGAAGATCATTTTGCAAATTTAGCAGAGTTACTTCCTGAAGAAGTATTAGGTCCTATTGGACATGAGTTGTATGAAAACTACACAGACTACAAAGCATCTAGAAAAGATTGGGAAACTTCTTATACAAAAGGTTTGGATCTTTTAGGATTTAAATACGAAGAGAACACAGAACCATTCAAAGGTGCATCTGGTGCAGTTCACCCAGTATTAGCAGAAGCAGTCACACAGTTTCAATCTTTAGCTTACAAAGAATTATTACCATCACAAGGTCCAGTTAGAACACAGATCATTGGAACACCTACACCAGATAAAGAGGCGCAGTCAATGCGTGTTAAAGAATTTATGAACTATCAAATTATGGGTGAGATGAATGAGTATGAGTCTGAGTTTGATCAGATGTTATTTTATTTACCACTTACAGGATCTACATTTAAAAAAGTTTATTACGACGAAATTATGCAGAGAGCAGTATCTAAGTTTGTTCCTGCAGATGATTTAATTGTTCCGTACACGGCTACCTCATTAGACGATGCGGAAACAATTATTCATGTAGTTAAGATGTCAGAAAACGAATTACGAAAACAACAGGTTGGTGGTTTCTATAGAGATATAGAATTAACACCTGGAAACGAAACTGAAACCGAGTCAGAGAAAAAAGAAAGAGAACTAGGTGGCATGAGCAAAGGTAGAGATCAAAGATTATTTACTTTGTTAGAGTGTCATGTGAATCTAGACATCGAAGGTTTCGAAGATATGGATACACAAGGTGAACCTACAGGAATTAAACTTCCATATATAGTTACAGTCGAAGAAGGTTCACGTGAAGTATTATCGATTAGAAGAAACTACGAAGTAGGCGATGTATCAAGAAGTAAGATACAATACTTTGTACACTTTAAATTTTTACCTGGTCTAGGATTTTATGGTTTTGGTTTGATACACATGATTGGTGGATTATCAAGATCAGCAACTGCAGCTTTACGATCGCTCCTTGACGCCGGAACCCTGTCTAATTTACCAGCAGGATTCAAGATGCGTGGTATCAAGATGCGAGACGAAGCACAACCGATTCAACCTGGAGAGTTTAGAGACGTCGATGCACCTGGAGGAAATTTACGAGATGCATTTATGCCTTTACCTTTCAAAGAACCATCAGGCACATTATTAAATTTAATGGGTGTCGTGGTACAAGCAGGACAAAGATTTGCATCCATAGCGGACTTGCAAGTGGGAGAGGGTAACCAACAAGCAGCAGTAGGTACAACTGTTGCACTCTTAGAACGTGGATCTAGAACAATGTCAGCGATTCATAAAAGATTATATGCTTCTATGAAACGTGAGTTTGGTTTAATGGCGAGAGTTTTTAAACTTTACTTACCTCCAGTTTATCCGTATGATGTTGTTGGCGGTCAAAGGCAAATCAAACAAACTGATTTCGACGACCGAATAGATATATTGCCAGTTGCGGACCCTAATATATTTTCTCAAACGCAGCGGATATCACTCGCTCAAACGGAGATGCAACTGGCAGCTTCTAATCCTGCGATTCACAATCAATACGAAGTTTACAGAAACATGTACGAGGCATTAGGAGTAAAAGATATAGATTCAATTTTAAAAAAACCAGAACAACCAATGCCAAAGGACCCAGCATTAGAACATATTGATGCGTTGGCTGGTAAACCATTCCAAGCATTCCCTGGACAAGACCATCAAGCACATATTACAGCGCATTTAAATTTTATGGAAACAAATATGGTAAAAAATTCACCTGTAATTGGTGCTGCAATACAAAAAAATATACTTGAACACATAAGTTTGATGGCACAAGAGCAAATTGAGATGGAATTTAGAGAAGAATTACCTAAATTAGCGCAAATGCAACAGATATCGATGCAAAATCCGCAAATTCAACAAGAAATGCGTATGCTAACAGAAAAAATTGAAGGTAGAAAAGCAGTTTTAGTGTCTGAAATGATGGAAGACTTTAAAAACGAAGAGAAAAAGATTACTTCACAGTTTGATAACGACCCAATTGCTGCACTAAGAGCAAGAGAACTAGATTTACAAGCAAAAGAGAACGCTAGAAAAGAAAAAGAAGGCGAAGAGCGATTAAATTTAGACAAAATGAGAGCTATGATGAACGATCAAAACCAAGATGAGAAGTTAAAACAGAATGAAGAGCTTGCAAAACTAAGAGC